CAAGCCTATGAGGCTGGTCGTCGCGCCGCAAATATAGCGTTAGGGCGGAAATCCTGCAAATTGGTAACTTTGACTTTCGACGATCTCTATGTCGATTGGTCAGCCAAATATGGTGATCTTAACCATGTGCTGGGTTTTCGGACCCGTCCCGGTAAGACGCTAAACTACCTCACTAGAGTGGTTGTGATAAAGGTGCTGTCTAGCATGCTGATGGCACAGCCTCTAATCACTCTATGGTGCCACTTCATTGTGGCACTGCATGCAAATCTTGGACTTACGTTTAGTTGGACGTATTTCGTCATGAAATCAACTGCTGAGAAAAATACTAATGATATTTCTCGCACGGCGACAACCGTTGCGGGAACCGAGGTCATTGTCAATCGTGACATGATCTCTGATCGTGTTGATGGCGCTCCTGCCGTCGACTCGAATGTTCAACTTACTGTGTACTCTGAAGGTGTTGCTAAAATTGAGGAGATTCCAAAATCTCTGAAACCCTCCATTCAGTCCTTTACTGATCCATTCAATGATCAATTGCTCCAGACTGTTCTTGCCCGTGAGTATAAGATCGCTGATTTTGTTTGGTCTAGTGCTGATGCTGCTGGTACCAATGAATACACAGCTGTTTTCCCTGAAGCTTTATTTTCTATTCCTAATATTTCTTCCAAACTTGAGACCTTGCGTTACTTCCGTTCTGACGTTGAGATAACTTTTCGTGTCAATGGTTCCCCTTTTGTTGCTGGTCGCCTGATGATTAAAGCGACCCCGTCAACTGTGATGAACTGGCGCACGACTTATTATGCTTCGTTGGTTGGTGAACATATACTGCTTTCTGCTAATTCTAGCGAGGCTGTTAAGGTGACCTTGCCTTGGCTTGCTCCTAAGCTTTACAAGGACACTACTCAGTCTAGTTGGATTGGTTATTGCGGTACCGTTTATGTTTATGTATTGCACCCTCTCACTGCCCTACAGGCAACTTCTGCGTCGCTTACTGTTTCTGTGTTTGCGCGCTTCCT